CATCACATAATCATTTACTCCATTTCTTATATGAATATTGGAGTAACGATCACTTTCTAATCTTGCGTAAAGATCATTTCCTAGATAAAGAGTACCATCATCATTATCACTACTATTTATTACAGTTAAACCACTAGCATTTGTTACTGCAGTGGCATTACCATTGTGAAAAAGATAAGTGTAGCTATCGTGATTACTTTGTATAAACTTATCATTACCACTTGATCCAGAACCATAAAGACCAATAAAAGAATTATCTACACTATGTAATTTAGCTCTACTATTTCGACCAAAGTATATATGAGCATCATCCATATCATCTGGTTTACTAAGATAAATAGTAGAGGTTTCTATAGAGATAGCAGGGTTATCTGTACCTGTTGCACTTAATTTTAAATAAGAACCAGTGTGTTCTATTTGTGGTCTTACAGTGCTTCTATTTTTAAGATATATTGACCCACCATTATTATCTGGATCATATATTCTTACACCTTTTTTGTGAGAGTTAAGAGTTGTTTCTGTATTAAATACTTCTTTATCATCATCTACAAAAAGTTTTACATGACGAGGAATACTATTTGGAATACTTTTATGCCCTGCTGAAATTAGATCATTACCAGAACTATTTTCAATAACAAAATTACTACTACTTTCTTTAATTTTAAAATCACTAGGAGTATGAAATTCTGTAGCACTTACTGTTCCTGTAAATGATGGGTTACTTAATGGAGCATAAGTAGAAGCAGCAGTAGAGCTTGTAAGATAAGCACTTAAATCAACTGCACTCCATTGGTAGTCTGAACCAGACCATTGAAGAAACTCATTATTACTTGCAGTAGATGTGTTGAGGTGAGTGTCTATTGTAGAATTTGCATTAGATTGAGCTAGATAAGTTGAAGATGCTGAAGACGTTGTTAAATAACCTGCCGATCCATGATCTCCCCACCCATAGGCCGTATCCCAATTACCAGAATTAGCGAGTTGGCTGTGATTAGCTAACTCTACCCAAGCATTTGCATGAGCGAAATAAGCTTTTCCTGTTCCATGCACATGGGCAAACATACCATGATATGTACCTGCTGATGGTAAATTTCCTGTTGCTTGATAGACATTAGAAAATAATATTTTACCAGTAGTAGTAATATCATTATTGCCCATGTCCAAAGCACCAGTCATAGTACCGCCAGAAAGACTAAGCTTTGTCGACAAATCTACCTGATCCCAAGCAAGGCCACCTGCTGCTGTGTTATCTGCCTTTAAATAGTATCCATTAACAGGCGAACCTGCTATATTGAGGTCACTTTCAGAAACATTATTTTTGGATGCTAATGTTCCGTAATTAGCAGCGTTGAATGAAGACAAGGCAACAACATCAATAATATCTCCTGCCGATGGATTGGCAATCGTTACAGATGTTCCGTTCGTAGCAGTGAAATCAGATGTACCAAGGTGAAGACCATTTAAGTAAACATCGAGTAAACCTACTACATAGTTGGCTGATATAGTTACACTTCCTGCTGTTTCTTCAGAAGAAGTTACTGTATGGGAAGTTAAAGTTCTTTGGGCAGCTTCGGCAGTTGATTGCCAGTTTGAACCATCATAAATAGATAAAACAGATGAAGTTGTGTTAAACCATAAATCTCCTGCATTTACATTTGATGTAGGAGCGGATGCTAGTGGGCCATGATATTGTTGTTGGAAAGTAGCTAATGTATTGGCAGCCGAAGTTGCAGAACTAGCCGCATTTGTTTCTGAAGTAGATGCATTTGATGCACTTGTGGCTGCTTGGGATGCACTTGTAGCGGCCTGACTTGCAGAGGTGGATGCAGAAGTTGCAGAGCCTAAAATACCATCTACATAAGATTTTGTTGTAGCATCAGCAGTATTAGTAGGTGTACCCAATCCAGTAATTTTATTTGTACCCATAGCGATAGCACCAGACATAGTACCACCAGATAGGTTAAGCTTGGTAGCATCTTGTGTATCTACATAACCTTTTCTTGTTAAAGTATCAGCCGTTGCAGGAGTTGCTGTAGAGGTAGCTTTTGAAGAACCTAGAACAATGTCACCAGTCATATTTCCACCTGCAAGAGGAAGCTTAGTAGCAATAGAATTAGTGAGAGTTGTATTTAGAGCATTATCATTGCCTAAAGCTGTAGCAATTTCTCCAAGTGTATCTAATAGTGGACCTGCACCGCCAACAAGTGTAGAAATTTCATCATCTACATATTTTTTTGTAGCGGCTTGCTGATTGGAAGTTGGGTCTACTAAATTATCGAGTTGTGTAGAGGTGAAATCCGCAGTGCCATTTACAACAAGGTTGTTTAAAGTTGTTGTTCCAGTAGAAGCCGTTACATTACCAGTTACATCACCAGTTACATCACCAGTTATATTACCAGTTATATTTCCAGTTATATTACCAGTTACGTTACCTTGTAAATCCCCAACAAATCCAGTGTTTGCAGTAATGGTAGTACCAGTAACAGCATTTGCAGTAGAACCACCGATGACAACACCATCGATTGTGCCACCATTAATATCTACAGATGTTAAAGTTGCTTGTCCAGAAGTAGAAACTGTTGTAAAGGAACCTGCCGCAGTTGTAGTAGCTCCAATTACAGTATTATCAATAGTTCCACCATTAATATCTACAGTTGTAAAAGAACCCGCAGCAGGTGTTGTTGCACCTATGGTTGTTCCGTCTATAGTTCCACTATCAATATCAACATTAGTTAATGTACCAGTCGAGGAAGCTAAAGAGATCTCAGCCCATACCGCAGAAGATGCAGTAGAATTTGTAAGAACATACAATTTTTGTGTTTGGGTATTATACCAAAAAGATCCAACAGCATAACCTTGGGTTGAGTCATCCGTAGCAACTGGGGTAGACGTAGCTGAAAAATTATTCTTACCACCAGATCCACCATGTATTGCAGGCAATGTACCAGAAACAGAAGTTGTAAGATCAATCTTTGGAGAGTTACCAGTTGAACCATCATGGCTATGACCACTACTAGCATCAAAAGCATCTCTTAATTTGTTAAATTCAGCATTTAAGGGTGGTGCAGTAATATCTGCCCCATTAATAATATTTGCTGAAGATTGTCTTGTATAACCTGTCATTTATGATCTCCCTGCCACACTAAACTCATAAACGAGTCCTTGAATTGAATGAGGTCTAAAACTGCCCTCACTTACAAATGTTGCTCTTGCAGAATAGCCTGACCCTTGAACATCAGTTGAAAAAACTGGTTTACCAGTTCCACCATAAACGATATTAGTTCCGTTAAAGATGATGTTAGCACCCGAATAAGTAACAGGTGATCCAATAGAACTTGTTTCATAGGAAGCAGGTACAGAAACATCTGCACTGCCCCAATCATAGTCAAAAGCTAATCCGATAGTTAAAGGCCCCTCTGCCCTTATAAATGCGTTGATTTTTCTAAATACTTTTCTAGTTTCTGTATCTCCAAAATCTAAGTATGGTGTACGATATACAGATATTATGTTGGAATCGTTAAAATCTGTGCCTTGTTCTTGCCTGTAAAGATGACCATCGTAATCACCATGTAGCACAAATTCAGTTGTACCTATATAACCAGAAGTACAGCAAGAAGCTCTGATACCAAGCAATTCTCCAAACTCCCAACCTAATCTTTGATCCGCAGTACGAAGACCCCCAATTATTCCCACAGAGTTTTGGGGCAATACAGTACTATCTCCAAAGAAATATCTAAATTGACTTTTTGATCTAATCACTACTCCATTTAGAGTACTAAGGTCATAGGAATTACTTAATCCAGATAATAAAGATTGGATACTTTTTGAAATAGTTTCTAGTTCTATATCACCTATTCTTGAAGTACCTGCAACTGGTCTTACCCCATCAGGTGCTAGAAAAACTAAATCTCCACCAATCTCTAAAATACTATCCGTAGCGACACAGCCTACATTAGTTGTCACTGGTTCTAAAACAAAAGTTGTTACACTAGCTCCACCTACAGATACTGTTTGTAAATTTGCTTTTTTAATGCTGTTATTAGCAAATATAAAAAGATTATCTCTAAAAGGTTTAAAGTTTACAACATTAAGACCTAAACTTAATCGACCTGCTGAACCACCACCAGAAGTTGTCCAATTAAAAGATTGATTAGGTGTAGAATGTGCGACTTGTGTAGGGGCAGTAATATCGCCCCCTATGAAAAGTGTATTTTCAAATACATCAACTAAACTAGGTGCATTTAATGCTTGTGCTCCACCTGGATCAATATTTGTACCACTACCACTTGGATTTATAAATCTCCAATTTGTACCATCAAAAGCAATGGCATTATTAATACCATCAACAAAGACAATTTCATTTCCTTGTCCTTGACCAAAGTTAAAAGTAACAAAACGTAACTTTTGTATCGTTCTACCACTTGAGGTTGTAGAAAGTGTTAAGCCAGTTGTATATTTTACCCAACCAGTATTAGCGACAAATCGATAAAAACTGTAGGTGTTAGCACCTATATCTTTTCTTGCCGCTATAATGACTTCTGTGTTAGTGGCTAAATCTGTATAGATTGCTACCCCTAAGACTTTACCTTCTGCGGTAAGAGCATTCGTTGCATGAGATCCAACTTCAGAATAGAGATTATCGTATTTTGAAAAACCTTCAATTCTTCTGTAACCACCAAACAAACTAACCTCATAGTTAACTAATCGAGTAGCCGACCCTGGTTTATTTTGAGAAAGTGTTAGATGATTTTGTGAAGTATCTAATCCACCATCACACAATACTTTGAAAGATTCAATTTGATCAGGCACTCGTAAAAAAATCCGTATTCATACCTTGAAAAACCCTACGATCCCGAATGGAGTCATACTGATTAATCAATTGTGATTGCATTTGCTTAATACCTTGCTCAAAGATGGATGCTATAATCTGAGCCGATTGAGCATTATCTTTAAAAAGGTACATTTGGAGCATAGCTCCATCGACAATAATATTATCGAATTGTGTTGGTATTCGACTTTGATCTGAAAATAGTGTTATTTCAGTATGGCTTTTATAATACTTGTAGCCAATAGAATAAGCTTTATCTGGAGAGGGTGTTACCCCAAATCCTTGACCAGATGGAAAAATTAATGAGGGTATCCCTCTTCCACTAGATCCTGCTTTTGCATCAGTATCTCTGTGATTTTCAAACCATTGATCAGTTGTAATAAATCTTAAATGAGTAAATTGACTTCCTAAAGAGTCATTCTCAAGAAGCTGAAAACTATTCCAATCTACTATCTTTAAATCTGATGGCCAAGAATACTCCTCTTGTCCAATTGTTAAAACCTGTGTGTTACTAGCTAAATTAAATGGCCAAGAATATTCTGATTGATTTATCTTAGCAATACTAGTTTTTACAGCATCCTTAACTAGTGCTTGTATTCCTCTACAAGATGAAAAATCTGATGAATCAATCTCAACTTCATTTAAACGTCTTAATGTTAGATTACATAAATCAATATAACTTGTTGGCATTTATACCTTCCAATTTATGTACAGAAGGGTGACCCTAAAAAGAGCCACCCAATAAGCACCAATCTCAATAGTTAAAATTAACTATGAGTATTATATATAGCTGTCATAATCGCTTCTGGACGAAGGATTTTTCTGCCATATAGTTGCATTCCCCTAACCTGATCGGCAAAGGTTGTTGGTGATCTGAAAGTTTCAGTTTTAGATAGTTGTTGTGCGGATGACACGGCACTATCATGTCCTGCAACGATCACACCAAAATCAGCTTCAGAACCTGCTGTTGCTGCTTTTCCAGGACCATCACCAAGGAAAGGTAGATTGTTAGACTTGTACATTCTGAAGCCACGAATAAGACCATCAGTAACTCTTCCGTTTCTGAGAATATCAGTTCCAGAAGATGTAAAGTCATTATTGATGAACTTAGAATTTTCATCCATTAGGATCTCATAGAATACTGGATCAGCAACGAACCAACGTCCATCTGGATCAACATCAGCTGCATCCATTAAACGAGCCATTCTATTTAAGATTTCTAGAGGGGATGTAATTCCACCTGTACCACCACCTGCTAATACTGGAATAGAAGTGTCTTCTGCGGCATTACCGATATCTGACCCACCGAAGTCGGTTATATCTAGTTTATTAGCTGCGAGAAGTTCATCATTATCTGCATTAGAGTCGGCTTTTGTTCCGTTGATATCACCAGAAGCACTTCTTCTTGCCCATGACGGCCCATTTTTAAAGCCACTTAGATAACCTAAGATTTCAGCATCAAATGTGTCTGCTAATTTATAAGCAGCTCTATCAGTTGCTAAATCCATGAAGTTAACATGGGAGTGAGCGGCTTCAATGTCATCAATGGCAAATTGGTAGTAATTTGCTTGATCGATGATCATGGTGAAGTCTGCATCTGCAAGAGCTTGAGTTGTTAGATTAGTACCTCTTTCGTAGGTATTAATTGTGATCTCTGGCTCTTTAATGATACGAACACTATCGCCGTAATTTGCGATGGATCCTGAGTAGTCGGTGTTTGTTATGTCTTCAACTACAGATTTTTTTCTAAAGGCTTTTTGAACCTTTTGCGAGTAAATAACAGGACTAAAGTTCCCGTTAGGTAAGTTTGTCCAACTTGCTCCAAGAAGACCTGCACTGGACGATGAAGCGAAAGCCATATTTCTTTCTCCTTATACTTTCAGTTTCAAAAAAAAGGTCAAATTGAATAAGTTTAAGGGCAGAATTTTAAAGGGTGAGAACATACTATACTTGATCGAATATAATAAATCTGGCCTATAAATCATCTGGTAGTCTTATCACTGTCTTCATTTTCGACATTCAAAGATAATTGAGGTGAGAAATAAATCTGGCTCAACTATCTAGGATAGACCCACATTTTGCGTGGATGTATTCCTTATACCACGATTACTAGTGTTATTGCAAGTGTTATTTTAAATTACCTTGCACCATCTCGCATATCGTAGTCAAAAGTTCCATTCTGCATAGATTCCAATATTGCATCCTCATATTTTTCATATTCGTGAGGTTTCATTGAAGCAACTTGACTTTCAGAAAATTTCATCTTTTCTTTTCCAGTTGGTTTTACAGAACCAGTTCTACCCACTGATGTTGCAGCTTCTTTAGCAGGTTGTTTTCTTTCTTTAGCTAAATCTGCTTTATATAAGTCAATAGCTCTTGCGGCAGACATTGCATCTGTATTGTTTTTGTACAAGGCATCTTGAATATATTGAGGTTGAACTTGCACCCAATCATGGAAACTTGAATCATTTCTGATCTTTGCAAAGTCTGGATGTATTTTAAGAAGTTCGCCTTCAGCTTTTTCTTTAGTAATACGAACTTCCATATTCTTTAAACTCTCAAGCTTTTTCTCTGTTTCTTGAGAAGCTTCACTCGCTCTCTTACGAGCAATTGTATCTACAATTTTTGCAACGTCAGGATATTTAGAAGACCACTCTTCTATTTCCTCATCTGTTTTAGGAAACTTAATCTGTTTCTGTGTTGCGGTGGCTAATTGAGTTTTCAAAGCAGCAATTTCTTTATCTTTTTGCGTTTGAATATTTGCAACCCACTTTCTAAGATCACTATGTCTTTGTTTGTAGGTTTTTTCCTCATTTGAAAGACTTTCTTGTTTAGGTGCTTCTTCTGCTTGAGCTTCTGCTTGAGCTTGAAACTCTTCCGAATAAGGCTTTTCTTCCTTATCTAAATCTTGTTTATATGAACCTTTGTATTTAGCCATGAGCTTCTCCTTTTTAATATACAATTTTAGGTGTTGAATTTATACCAAAAATGCCACGACTTTTCTTTTTTGGGTCTTCCTCGACTACCACTTCAGCAACTTCAATAATGTTTCCTTCGGGTGTTTCGATTTCCTCTTGTACGGAAGTTTCTTCCCCTTCTTCGGGGGAACTATCTTTTGTTGAAACGTCATCTGACGAAGACTCTTCGCTATCGGATTCCTCTTTTTCAACTTCAATATCATGGATATATCCTTCCGAATGCATAGCCATTAATCCCATCTTAGCTTCGTCAATCATACCTTGAATATGGTTTAGACCATGCCATCTTACAACATCAGCAGGAAGAACATATTCTCCAGTTGAAAGAGCTGCTGGGATATCATCTTTTACGTTTTCTGCGTTGGAACCTGCGGGAATAGGATTACCAGTTTCTGGTTCAACACCAACAGTAACACCCATCTCCATCATACTTCCACAGTTCATACATTCTGGAAGACCACAATCACATTTACTCATTAATCCACCATGATTTAATCCAATAGCTTCTTTTATTTTTTCAAACAAAGATTTTTTCTCTTGATCATCAAATTCATTTTCATACCCAGGTTCAGGAGTTGGTGGATCAGGCATACCTGGATCTTTACTTTTTGAAGGAACATCAAACTCATCTCCGTATTGAAATTCATCCTCAAAGTCTTTTTGAACATCAAACTCATTTCCATACTCAGAATCAGTCATAATACCTGGTCTTGGTAAAGGTTCAGAACTTTTTTCTACAACCTCAAAACTAGGTACAATATTATCAATAAATTTATACTGAACGTCACCATCTCTATCGGTGATCATTACAATAGATCCTTCGGGGTCTTCTTTAAAACCACCACCATCTACTGGGGTATATCTTTTATAGCCAGTACCTTCTCTAATAGTAGTTGAACCAGTAATATTATGACTATCATAAAATTTTTGACGTTCATTTTTATCTGTTATTAGTGCCATTTTCTACCCCTTTAATAACCTCATCTCTAAGTGTTTCTACTCTTCTTAATTCTGCAATTGCACCTTGTCGTTCATATAAACGCATTGGTTCTTTTTCTGTTTCTAAAAACTTTTGATGCATTTCTATTCTCATATCTGCATACTTTTTAAGTAAATCCATAAAACCTTTATCATTTACTAGAACTAATAGTTCTCTGTACTTCTCTTTCGTCATCCTCTTCCTTCATACATTTCTTTTTTTTCCTACAATCACTGGGATTTTCACAAGTCATCCCACAAGGTATCTGTCCTCTATCCGTGTATATTCCCATTACTGTACTGGTGGTCTTGGTGTATTATCTCCACCGCCTGCACCTGCAAAGCCTGGGTTATCTGGTTCTGGTGCATTGCCTGGAGCGATTGTTCCACCACCAGTTCCAGTTGGATCTTGGGCAGGATTAGGTGGTTGTGGTGGTGCTCCTTGGGGTTGCTGACCTTGTTGTTGTGGTTGTGGCATTAAAGCGGCTATTTCTGCCAGAATTTTAGCTTGGATAGCAGCTTCTCTAGGATCGTTGAGAATTTTAGACTCATCCAAATCCATAGATGCAGCCAATTCTCGTAAAATGTAGTCATATTTAACGAAGGGGGCCATAGTGGGATTAGCCGACATTTGCATGAATTGAAGTAGTCTTTGTGAACGAATTTCATTTCGCATAAGGCTTTCAGTACCTCTCGCAATGACATTTAAATCTCCTTTTATATCTGGATCAAAATTAAACTGCATATTGAATGCAAACAAACTTTTACCAAGTGGGGTCAGCAAGTAATCATCGATATTTCTAACTACAGATTTAATCGCTTGGGCCGCTGCTCCCATTAACATACTCATACCAGATGCAGTTCTACCTACACCTTGAACACCTGTCATGCCATGAGCAAAACTTGGCATACCAGTAGCTTCATCCGCAAGTTGTCTAGACTTGTCGAACATCTGCAAACACTCTCCAGTTACATTTGGAAACTTAGTTCCAAAAATAGCTTGACCTGGAGCACCTGCTTGTCTTCTAAAAACTTTACCTGGATAAACATCTAATGATTGACCTGGAACAAGATTAGTTTCATCAATTTCAATCAAAAGATTAGAACTTAGGGCAGCATTATCTACTGCCATTCTCATAAATCCATTCATTAACAATTGAGTGTCTTCCATGTTTTCGGCTACACCAATACCAAAAAATGAATAGGGATTTATTTCATAAGGTACAGCTTGGAAAGGTATTCTTGCAGGTGTAAAAGGATTGAGAACTAATCTCAAAATCTGTCCGTTACAAATCCAACAATTAACTTGGACTTCATCTTTATCTTTTAATCCTTTGGGTAACTTTATACCAACTTGTTCCGCACTTTCTCCGTCAATATATCCCCAATACTCTAACACTTGGTATCGGTCTATGCTTGAAGATGAATCTGACTCATCTAATAAACTTTCCCAATATTCTTCTGTATAGTCTGTGCCGTGATCGATTGCTAATTCAATACTTTCATCCCGAAACATTGGTCTGTTTTTTAAAGACCTTAACTGTGATCGGCTCATACGATGACGTTGTATAACATACTCACAATCACTCATTGTTCTAGCATCTGGGTCTGGGTAAAAGTTCCAAATACTAGTATATTCAGTTTTTGCTATTGTCTGATACTCTGGTTTATACTTACCCTTCTCATCCCAATTTGGATATTCTTTATCGAAAGCAAAGGGGCCTTTCATAATACCAGTACCTAATAGACACATTTCAAAAGCCAAAGAACGTAAATGATTGCCTGCATCACATTCACTTAACTGATCGTGTATCTTGGATTCCATTGCTTGAGCTGCTTCTTTTGCAGGCTCATAAGTAAAAGAACTTGGAGTTTTGCCAGGACCCTCTTCCAATTCTTCAGACACTGGACTTAGTGTTTCTGCTAACGAACCAATGTTCTTGATGATTTCTGGTCGTGCTACACTAGACTTCTCCATCTTAATTTTTTGCCCAGTTGCTTGCTCTACTTTTTCCTCTGTTGGTTTTTGAGGATCAAAATGCACTGCATCCTCAATCCCAGATGGCGATTTACGAGGTTCAATTCCTATTGGGAATTTTGATCCTGCGAAAAGAACATCTGTAATTTGGGCAAACGCTGCCAAGACTTTTGTTTTTGTGATCTTTACAAAAGCTTGGGATTTTTCTTTATCAGTAAATCTTACATCATCACCATATAGACCACGATAGTTTCTATAAGACTTCATCCATCGGTCTTCATCGGACATACGATTTCGTTTGGATTTGTTGTACCTATCCATAATCTGACCATATACACCAGAGTACTCATAATTTTCTTCTTCTGGATCATTGCCCTCTGCAAGATGAGCACTATTGGTTTCGTCTTCTAAATCTAAGTTTAGGTCTTCTGGTCTGTCTAATATTCCCATTTTTAATATCCAAATACGTTATCTGAGGGTTTCCATGTTTGTTGTGGTATTCCCCTTCCGAAATCCTCAAAAGGAGAAAATGCCCTTGGCCTAGACATGATGCCGTAACGCACACTGTCGTAGGTATGGTCACTCTTATATCGTCCGTCTATATCATCTCCACCTTTTGGATCAGAAGGTATCACTGGTAAGTCAGCAATAATCTGTCTACAGTTTTCAAAGAAGACAATGCCTGGAATGCCTGTGTCTTCATCTAGTTTTAAAAGTTCATGTAATCTATTTTTACCTGCTACTCTGGCTCCTGCGGAACGATCTGAAGGCCTCCATCTACAACCTTCTGCAATCATTTCTTCAGCAATTGATGGCCCTATCTGACCTCGATTATGCCAACATGAACTATCTAAAATTCCATAATCTATTGTTTCTCCTCTTTCAGCATGAAGAATAGCTTTAGCTAAATCTCTTCCAGTATGCTTAGAAAGATACAACTCTCTGTATACAATCAATGTGTCGTAAGCAGGGTCTATCGTAAACCAATGGACGGCTGAAAAACTGCTATATCCATAATCACATGATCTGAACTTTCTCCACTCCCTTGGTACTTCAAACGGATCAATTACATGATCTTTCTGCCTAAACTCTCCAAATGCTGCTCCTTCAGCTATCGCCCAATCACCTTCCAATAATTGTCTTCTCTGCATTTCTGGAAGTGAAAGTAAGTTTGCTTCATACGTTCCTTCATTATACAGATGAGGATTATCTTTTAGTTTGGCAGGTATAAACCTACGATAGAAGAGTGCCTGTCCTTCTTTTTCATGCCCCTTGGGATACGTTAAAGGATTACCAGTTTCTAAATCCGTTGCGTTAAAAGGTGTATTCGGTGGAGAAGGATCAATAAACATCTTCTTTACCCATTGGTGACCTGGGCCTCCAGGGTTTGTTGTAGCTCTCATATACACTGGTAAATCTGGATCAGTTGTTCTAAGTCTTGAACGCATATAGTTCCAAGCAAAAGGTGTTGGATGTTGCGTAAGCTCATCAAATCCAATATAAGAAAAAGCTTGTCCTTGATATCTTAGTACGTCTTCCTCTCTCTCCAAATATGTTAACCAAAGTCTAGCTCCACTAGGAAAAACCCATTGTGATTTCTTTTCTTGCCATTTCGCCCCAGGGTAAGCTAGAGGATAAAGTTCCCTTGATTTCCAAATAAGTTCTCTAAGTTCGTCATTCGTTCTTCTTAAAATCAAACCATTAAAATTAGAATTACCAAAATACCTAAGAGGATCAGCCAAAAGGCCAAGACTTTTTCCCCCTCCAGCCGCACCGCCAAAAAGTACTTCTCTTTCTGAACTGGCAAGGAACTCTGTTTGCGGGCCTTTGTTGGGTTCAAATATGATGGTACGTTCTTGTTGCTGTACAGCATCGTGTTCCAACGTATCCGATATATTGATATTAACTTTTGGATCATCTTTTGTTTCTTCTGCTAATTTATGTAGCTTGTTCTTAGCTACTGTCATACTTCGTTTTGCGTGAGAGAGCTTCTTACGGATCTTTTGCTCTTCAGCTTCAGCTTTACTGTTTGGCTTCCTTACTTCAGCATAATGTTTAAGGACTTTCCTTTTGGGGATTTTCCTTTTTCTTTTTCTGGATTTGTGCCACAGGTTAGATATTGTCTGGTAAGATATCTTTTTGTCCGCTCTGGCAGAAACCCAATCAGCCGACTTTCTATAGCTTTCTCCGTTATCAATGTGTTCAAAGACTTCATCGAGTAATCCTATTAAATACTGATCTGGCATACAGACCAAAGGGTCTTCCTTAGTTGGAAAGTAACCCCAAGGCATTGCTTGGCGATCATTTTTACGATAGAACGCAGGCCACTTCTGTGGGTCTGGTATAGGGTAGTCTTCCCTAGTTTTCCGTTGGTTTGTTATCATACTCTGTAGAGCCTTTCGGTGGTAATACGAACAATCCCCCATCCGTAGCTTTTACTTCAACCTGTTCCTTCTTAATTAAACCTGTTCTATCCATGATCTCTTTAGCCGCAGAGATTGCATTACGAGCACCCATAGTCGTTGGGTCGTTCAATACATTCACAACACCAAACGCAGCCGCAGGGGCATTTAATGCTAAGACCATCGATGCTCTTTCGATGACCTCTTCTTTTATATTTTTCACAACATCCGTGATGGTTGTATTTGGACTATAGCCTGCAATCTCCATAGCTTTACGATGATTGCCTTGAGCTTCACCAACTAACGCATCTAAAAACTTTTTCTGTTTTTCGGTGAGTTCTTTTTTATCTTTTTGTTGTTCATTACTCATAAGGTTCTGCTTCTTTCTCTTTAGGTCTGGTAGACATATAATCCTGCCAGTTCATACATTCCTTACAAATTTTCTTTCCGTTAAAAACTTTAGGAACATATTTTTTACAGAGTGGGCATCTCACTTCATCTTCATCAGGAGCTAAACAACTGAAGAAGTGATACCAAACACTCATTGTTTAAAATACCAAAATAACGTCACTACTCCACTGGAGAGGACGATCCAAAAAATCCTTTCTATTAATCTTATTGTATATTTGTTTCCTGTAGATGCCTTCTCTACAACTCCTACCCTTTCTTCGATCTTTTCCAAACGATTGAATATCGTTACAAGACGTTCTTCCATCCGAGCTAAACGAACCACAGCTTCGGAAAGTTTATCGAGCTTTTCCTCAATACGATCAAATCTAACGTCACTCATTTGCTCTTCTTCTTACTCTTCCAATTGACCCTCTTCTTAGAGGTTTTCTTTTTAGCGACAGACTTTTTGCATTGAGCCATTGTGGGTCTACAAGCAGGATATGGTCTTTTTGATTTCGTCCTAGATTTTCGTCCACAAGGTTTACCAGTTTTACAATCAACCCAACCTTTACCTTTGTTTCTTGAAAACCATTTTTTAAGACTATCGCTCATGCGTTTTTCTTTTTACTTTTATTTCCCCAGTTTTTTGCCCCTACTTTACGACATTTAACTAAAGCCCCACTTGCATAAGCTGACGGCCAAGTACCGCCATTTTTTGTATAACGTCTTTTCACCTTATGATAGCAAGCATCTTTTTTTGTAGAAGTTTTCTTTTTAGTTGTTCGTGAAGCCATATTACCAAGCCTTGCAGCTCCAATATTTAGCTTTCGTCTTAGGTCCTGGATTGTCACAATTATGCCTAGCACGGAAGCTTTTACGTCTGCTTTTAATTCCTTTCTTAATCGTCATATTCGGATCTCCGAACATTACCCTTTTAATTTTGTCACCATCCCTAACGAACACAACGGACTTCTTTCGTCCGTATCCAGGCTCTCCCTTTCGTATTCGCCTTGGTTTATTAAGGGTTACTTTTTTGCCACGATATTCTGCCATTTATTTAGATATCTTCTCCCTTGGCTTCTTCTGGTAAAACATTATCGGGAATTATCTGACACAAAGGCAAAGCTTTAAACACTTGTGGAAACGTAACTGCTTTATTCGCCTTTTCTGCGGAAACCTTAAAACATTGCTCTTTTGTAACAACAAGATCATTGCCAGTAATTACTTTACAAGAGTCGATAAAAGGGGATGCACATAGTACAATAATTGGTAACCATAGACCCATTTTATTTACCTATTTTTTTCATTGTGATGGTATGAGATTCTTTGAAAGTTTTTCCATCTTTCATAAGTTTCTTCATCATATTCATATGCTTTTTAGTGTGATGAGAAGAATGACGTTCCAAAGCACTCTTTTGTCTTTTTGTTAATTCAGCCATTTTTTATTCCTTTTTATCCATACTTCATCCAAACTACCCAAATGACAAAGCTACTAATCATTATGAAAACTACTGTTACAGCCACAAAATCAATAATCTTCTGTTTTAATTCTTCCTTTCGATACACCTCTTCTTGACGTTGTTTTCTAATTTTACCTTCTAAAGCTATTAACTCACTTTTTGCTTTTGATCCGTACCTAAACTGGAGTAGGGTAAGGAGTTCGTAACGCATTTCTTCCATCTTCTTTTTATGCGTAAAGGCCTGAAAGGCTTCTTCCTCAATAGATCCTTTTGCAAGGAACTTCTTAAAAATCGATGGCTTCCTAGCCTTACGATTGAGGAAATCCATATCGGCACTACACTTGAGCCATTTACTAACTGTGCCGACTTGACTCTCAATGTCCTTCCCTACTGCTATTGCCTTCTTTAACGAATTGTACAGTGTTGTTGCCGTAGCAAAAATTGTAATTGGATCGATGACTCAGCCACAAAGTCAATCTGTTTCCAGATGAACTCCCCCCCATAGTTAAGTTACTTTTTACCTTTTTTGTGAGCCATTCCACCACGACCTGCTTTCATCATGTCTGACTTCTTTTTCTTGTTTCCCATAGACATATAGCCACCGCCCATAGCAGTAACTTTCTTCTTCTTGCCCTTCATTGGGGGTCTACCTTTTTTAGATCCGTATGTTCCAGGTCCGCTAGGCATGATCACTCTCCTTTTTTGTTTCACTGATTAGGTTTGCTACATCATCAGGTAAAGTTGTCTGATGGGTGTATTCTGCTGAACTGCATCGTTTGAATAAATCATCCGTGTCGAGTTGGGTATATCCGCTAAAGCTTTGAGCATGGTTCTTGGCTTGTGATTTTGAGATCAATCCTTCTTCTATGAGTAACTGACGAATGTGATCCAGTTTTAATCTTTGCCCAGTATGTTTCTCTATTGCTGCCCGAATATATATTAAGTTAATATTTTGTTTCAGTTTCATTCTTTAAAAATGTACTTATCCTTTTACCACAAATTAGTGTTATAAGTAAAGCTTTTTTTAGTGTTATATTTAGGGTTTACAATTCTGAAAAAGCTGATATAATGATAGGAGCATTTGCTCCGAGGTAAATATACTACCCTCTAGATAGAATCCCCTTTTAGTTAAAGTCCTCTTTAGATGAGAATAGATCATCAGAATAAAGTCCTCGATCCATATATTCTGCTTTCATTCTCAATTCTTCCGCTAATCTAAATAACTCATGGGATAGAAGATACAGATCACTTGTCCTATTATGGTTCGTCATGTTTTCAGCATAATAATCTATAGTGTTTGTGATCATATCCTCTAACTTTACAGTTACCTCTGAAGGATCTTCATCCTCTTCATTAGCATACACAAAAGTCTGTACCAGGATCGTATTATCTCTATCGAGTTCAATATCATTCTCAATATAGATCTTTTGAGGGATTACAATCTCATCACCTAGTGTATCATCATCGATACTCATCTTACTGCCCATATATAATTATTATTGTTTTTATTAATATAATTATACTACAAAGGCATTTGTAGAGTCAATTCTTATTACCTTAATTAGTGTTATTAACTGACAATATACAACATATGGTACTAGAGGTATTTGACAACTTATTAAGGAGAATCCCAAATCAGTTCTGTACTCACTGGATGCAGCCCCCTTTTGACTAGGATAAATTTCTAAAATTGGGTTCTAGTGGTATACGCAAACGTATATCCCCCCCCTGGCACCTGCGCAGCCATTTTTACCCTTATTTTATTGATTTTTCTTTGAATTTTAGATTTATTTTAGTTTTTATCTAAAATAGATTCCTAAAAAATAAAATATACCTAATAAAATAAGAATAAAAAAATAAAAACTTCTGACTCAATAGGTATAAATTTAAAATCTTTTGTATTTTTCTAGTAAAAAAAACTTTGATTCTTTTAATTGATAATTTTTATAATCAATAATGGGGGTTCATTTTATGAATGAAATAAAAGCTATAATTAAAAAGGGATTGTATTATATCAAATACTAAAACCCTATGAGTCGTATTTTAAAAGGATTCTAGGGTATGAATCCATTTCTTTAGTGGGTTAGTACTTGAAAGAATAAAAACCATTGTACAAGCTTTTTTTATAACATTAATTAAATAAGTTTATTACCTATAAAAAAAGGGACTCTAAAATTAGAATCCCTTTTAAATAGTTTATATTAAGTTTTAATTAATCATCTATTTCATTAAATAAAATATCACGATCTAAAATTTCTTTTTTCATCGAATTAAAATGTAAATTTTCTAGTTTGAGATTATTGAAACGAATATCTGAGTCTGTATGCTCATTATAAAATTTTTCATCAATTAATTTAAAATCTAAAGCTTGTTTAAACTGTCCACTTAAATTTGCTTTATTATTTAAACACTTTCGAGATAATTGATCTAATCTCTTTAAATCTATTTTAGATAATTTGAGTTTTCCGTCATCACTCATTTTTAAATAATTATCTGCAAATCCATTTTCTGAATAATCCGCAACATCTTCTAAATTATTTTCTTCTGCATCTCCATTATTATGTATAATTAACATCCATCCATATGAAGAAATTCTTAAACCATTTACTACAGAAAAGAATTTAACTGTTGCCATTTCACAAGCTTTGCATTCATCCCATGCTTTATTCAAATCATTTCCATAATAAGCTAATCCATCTGTAGTGAGATCATCTTCATAGTAAACTTTTAAAGTTAAACCACAATCAATAGCATTTTTTAAAATTCTTTTTGGTGTGTTAAATCCCATTTTTAAAAACTCCATAGTGTTTCAGTTAGTGTTAATATTACTGTTATAACAATTAATATAATGATTCTGCAAGTTTTAAAAAAAAGGGACTCTAAAATTAGAATCCCTTTAATTAATTTAAATTGTATTTTTATTTATTTCATTAACACCATTCTTGAAGTAACACTTCAATTTCTTCCTTACAGACTTTATTACTTAAATAATAATCTAACCTTTCATCTATTACATATTGAATGAGTGTTTCTTTATCCCAACTATTGACCATTTTTTTAATAGCAATTTCAATCTTTTCTTCTGTGCCCATTTTCATTTAATGACTCCTAACTAATTCAATTAAATCACTATTTGATTTTCTTTTATTAGAATTTGCAGAAATATAACGTAATTTAAATTTACTGGAATTTTCAAAAAACTTTTGAATCTTTTTATTTGCAATATCTATAACTGGACGTTTAGCACATCCAGAAATTTTTTTAGATCCGTAAACTTGAAAAATTAAAGTAATAACATTTTTAGAAATAAATAAATCAAAAGTATCATTAAATTTTTTATTACATTTTAGAATAATAGTTTTATCTAACCAGATTCTAGTAACATTGTTTTTCAATTGTAAATCTTTTATTATTTCAAAATACATATCTAGACTCCTAAAGTTGGGTAAATTGTAAATAACCAATGCGTAAAAAAACCAAATAAAAAGAATGATAATAAATAACCAATTATCAAAATTAAATTATAAAATTTATTATTCATTTCTGGACTCCTATACATCTAGAGTCGTTTTTAACATCAATACAGAATCCAGATTCTATAGCTTCATTTAATTGATGTTTATAGCTTCCGTTTAATTCTTTATTAAACTTATAGTCTAGACCAACAATGACTCCTTTAGGGTCGGAAATTCTAAAATCTGTTAAATCACCATTAATGACTCTTACTTTGTGTTTACCTAATTTAAAAAATTCTGGTTTATTTAATTTTGTTATTTCACCAGAATTAAAAGGGATAGCAATATTTAAACCAGATTCAAATGCTTCTATACAATCGTTTAAATTATCACCAGAATATGAATAGGTAAGATGATATTCTTTAGGAAATGTTTTTTTATTAACTCGATTTAAACACTTTGTATAATCGTAAACATACGCACCAGAATTAAGAATATATTGAATAACAGATATTCCAGAGTCGAATCTTACAGACTCCCAGAAAATATCAGAAGTAGTATTTAATCTGAATCCAATTTCTATATTGTCTTTTCTGGCTTTTTTAATTGCTTTATCAATTTCATT